ATGCCGACAATATTGACTGTTTTGGGTTTCCGGTTTTTCTTCTTCAGCGGAGAAGGCGCGGAACCGCCACATATCCATGTAGAACATGGCGACAAAATTGCTAAGTACTGGATCAATCCGGTCAATCTGGCAATGTCGGAAGGTTTCAGAAGCCACGAACTGACCAAGGTTCGGGCTTTGATCATCGAACACCGTGCACTGTTTTTGGAGAAATGGAATGAACACTTTGGCGGTTAAATTGAACGCTCATGCAATCGATGTTTTTGTCGACGAGGATTCATTACATTTCATTCTTGCTGACGGCCGAGAAATCTCGGCCCCGCTAGAGTGGTTTCCAAGACTGCGCGATGCCTCAAGCCATCAGCGCCAGAACTGGCGCTTGATCGGAAAAGGAATCGGCGTGCATTGGCCTGAGATTGACGAAGACATCGCTGTCCATACACTGATGGATAGCTGAGCGGTACATTCCAAAACCCGTAGAGCCAGCGGGCAACAACGTCATAGAGCATCTGCATAGCGCCTCTTGCCGATAATCTACCTCAGAGCCGCTGGACGTTCAATACAACCATGATTTCGGTTTTGGTCTGGTCGTTGCCGGCGCTGCGCAAGAACTTGGGTAAGAACGACAGGCCGGACTCACTGACCGTAGAACTGTTTTCCTCAAGGCCACCCAGGACAATCATTTCGTCAGCCTTCGCCGCTACCTGAGTTTGTATCTCACGTTTAAGCAGCGTCGGGCTATTGCTGACGCCGGTTTGCGTCTGGATGAAAGAGCTTATCTGCTGGAAAATCGTTAGGTCTGTCACATCTTCCCGTACCTGGGGCTTTAGATCGAGAATCACGCCGCTCGACTTGTATTCAACAGACTGGACAGCAGCGCCATTCTGTTGATAGCTGACCGAACCGAGGACGGGCACATCGGAGCCGGCGACGAATCGCGCCGTGTTGCCGCTCTTGACGCGCATCGTAGGAGCGCTGACGAGCTTGAAACGCTTGTCACCCGACAGCGCCGAATACACCGCATCGAAGTTATTAAATTTGAGTTTGACCGCATTGGACGTCGACGCGCCGCCATCAATTGCGATACCGAACTTGCCGCCAAGGATCGCGGCGGCGAGTGTCACGGCGCTCCCTTCGCTTTGAGTGGTCTGGACTTCGTACACAACCGCCTTGACCAAAATTTCGCTCGATGGCGTATCCAGTTGTTTCAGGAGCGCATCGAGCTTGCGCACATCTTTCGCCTCGCCCAGAAGACAAGCGTATCCTGCTGCGCCTTGTCTATCTGGCTGTAGGCGCTTGTTCCGGTATCAGGAACGCCGCGCCACTGTTGTGCGGTCTGAGTGTTGCCGGTCTGGTTTTGTGCACCTGTAGCGCCCGGAATCGCGGTCTGTGCGGATGTCTGACCAACCCCGACTCCGTTCGATATCATGCGCTGGCCGGAGAAGCTGCCTTTCGGAAGCAGTGCGATCACCAGATCTTGAAGGTACTGGACCGAGCGGAAGCGCGGACGGTACACAAAAACCTCTTTTTCCGGTTCCACATCTTTCGGTTTCTTGGTAATGATGTCGACAGCGCCACGGCGCTGGACGGCAAAGCCTCGCGCATCGAGTAGCGCGTCTATGTACGCATTGACCTCGATAGCGGTCTTATCCTTGATATGCACCGTCAACAGGTCTTCATTGTTCAGCGGTTCCGTGTCGAGGACATACGACCGGTCAAGGACTTCGGAATACACCACCCGCAGCAGATCGGGGAAGCGGATTTCCTTGAATTGGAAACTGAAGGCTTGCGGCTGCGCCGCGAAGACTTGCGCCGAGAACAGCGCGAGAAAAAGAAATCGTTTCATGGCTTCACCATCGCGGGTGTATCCCGCTTCGTCGGCGCTTGGCCGCTGTAGAAAGTAATCATGTCGCCTTCGGGGAGCTTGACGGCGGACGACCAGCCGCGAACACGGAAGCCGGGAGGATCGTAAACAGATCGAGTACGCGACTGCGCGTCAGCAGCCAAGATAGACACATCGCCTGACTTGTTCGTAAACCAGCCGATCAGCCGCCAATCGTCCGACACGTCGAGCTTCTTTTTGTCCGGTTTCGCCCCTGGAGCACTCTCGCCGGCAGCAGTCGTCGCAGATGCCACCTGACCAGATGCCGCAGCTTCCGGCGCTTTGTCTTTGTCCTTCGGCGGGTTGAAAAAGCGCAGGAGGAACCAGACCGCGATAATGCCAAGCAGCGCCATTAACGGAAGAACGAACTTGAACAGGCCACCTTTCAGAACGTTGCCTCGGTCGTCGATGTTGATTTCCTTAGCGTCGGCTGCGCCGGCTTTCGCTTGACTGTGCGACTTGTAGAAGCTGAATTTCTTGGGGTCGTATTCACGGAAAAACGAACGCATCGGGGCGCGTGTCATCCTTGTCCGATGGAAGACGTCGACACGGTAGCGGTTTTCCTGACCGACTACCGTCAACTTCGTCATCTGATACGTTTCCTCGATGACTCCCTTGATACTCCGGTGAACGTCGGCAGGGTCTTGGGTGATAATCGCTAGATCACAGGACACGCCGGTTTTTGGTTGCGTCATTTGGCGATGCATCCGGACGAAGTTCATGACTCGTTCAGGACGACGACCGCGACCATCGGCGAATTTCAGGCCAAGGCCATCCCAAAACCGCCAAATCTCGTCCAGGGCGATCACATCGCCGGGTTGAATAAAGGCATCAATGCCGAGTTTGTCATCCTCATCGGTACGCCAGAACAGTGGATCGAGAATCTTTTCGTGAGGAACACAGACGAGTTCGCCAATAGCTGACTCTTCGACCCCTTCGGCGATCAATGCCCCCTTGATTTCCTCGAAGTTGAGACCGGCGATATTGGATACAACACGACGACCCGTCTTGAGCGCGTTGTAAATAACGACGCTGACGACTTCATAGGTTTTGCCGGAACCCATTACCCCGACATAGGCTTTGATGGCCATTAAAGCACCACGCGCTTTATATTGATCGCGCTTTTGTCGGCGTAACCATCGGCAGCAATCATCCGGGCCGTATTTCGCGCCGTTCCATCATCACATTGAATGCTAGAAATTTTCATTTCATCACCCAATCACAGGAAGACGACGAATCAGGAACCGCGCCACGAAGGCCGAGATGACCAGCGGCACGCCGTAGTCGAGGCGGAACATGTCGAGCCACCACCAGACACCGGGCGCGACCGATCCAAATGCATTCGTCAGGCTGGATACACCGACAAAGGACGCGAGGTATCCCGCAGCGAACGGGACAAGGAACACCACCAGCGCAACGACACCGGACAAGACAAAAAAATTGACGACCAGATCACGGAGGATGAACGAAACCAACGGAACCAAGAGAGCAGGTAGCGGCATATCAGGCTTTCAGGACGATAAACAAGGCGAGAATCGTGAACATCAGGACAGACGCGGCCGAGATTTCCGATTTGTAATCATCCATCAAGGCGCAATGCTGATTGATTGCGTATGTCTTGCCGATCCACTCGAAAGACGACGTGGCGCACGTCGAGGTATGGGCAGGAAGTCGCCACGACAGGACGCCTGTGAACGTGCCCTTGAAGAAGGCCTCGGAGAACGCGGAAGTGTCGGCGGAAGGGTCTGACACTTCCGTCGTTGACGTCAGATCGGTATGGATACGGTCGACGCTTGTAACAACCGTTTGAGCAGCGCGAGCCGCTTCGCCGGTCCGGGCATAATCGTCAGGAAACTGAATGGCCTGAGCGTTCGTTGACGATTGAGTCACTGTCGGCGCTGTCGCAGCGTCAGCCGCCGCAGAAATCGAACCAGTAGCGCTCGACGACGTCGACGAATCAACCGCACCGTTAGCACCTACAACCACCGTCGACGTATTGACATAGCCCCCAGATGTTTACGTCTGAGTCTGAATCTGTGAGCCACCATCAGACGTTGGAGTAATCGTCGTTACAAAATTCTGACCAGCGGAATTAGTGCCCCAAATCTTGCCAGAACCGGAACTGACAGCGACATTATTCGGCTTGGCATCTTTTTCGCCGGAAACACCGGGATCACTTAACGTAGAACCCGAACGGACGAGATCATAATTGCCATCCGATGCCGCAACACGCGCATTATTCAAAACACAAGAAGAACCCGACGCCGTATAGCCCGAAGGACAAATCGTGGTTGTTAAAGAAAAAACAATTAAGCTATTACCCGAGGAACGCATGCATATAGAACCAGTGCACGTGCACGTTTCGTTGTAAACAGCAACAGACGAATTACATGCATCGGTAGCAGTATCGTAAATATATCCGCCGATACCATTATATTTTGTCGATGTCGATTGCGTAGCGCTCGAAGGAACAGACGGCGCAGGCATCGCCGACGAACTAGCCGGCGAAGTCGTCAACGGAATACGCGTCATCGACGGCTCATCACCCAGATTTTTCGGCGTGATCGCAAGAGCGACGATAGTTCCACCAACCAGCGCCGACGCCGTAGTTGCAAGAATGTCTGCCGAAATAATTGAGCCACCCGCGCCGAGCGCAGCAATAGCAACCGAGACAAAAGGCACAATGGCACGCGCCTCTCGAATTGGAAGAACAACCGAACCGAGCGCAAACCAAAACGACAAAAGATAAGCTCGAACACGTCTATTCAGTTTCACGACAGCCCCCAGATCACGGCACACGCGCCGACTATTCCCCAAAACGCGAACAACAAATTCCACATATCGCCATTCATCATTACCACCTACCGCGACGACCACAACCACCACGACGACCAGAGCCGACACCTTGATATATGCGGCCACCAATGAAGCGCTGACCTCTTGCCGTAGCAATCACGATGTAGCAGGCCGTGAACGTCACCGCCAAGACCATCAGCCCAGCAGCCACAGACAGAATGGCCAGAACAATAGGATTCATATTTCTGACCGCTACAGCGACTAGTTCACTCAGATCAATTGGCATATTTCCCCCAGAATGAAAAAAAGCGCGGAATCGCTGAGGACGCCGCGCCTTTCATTTGCGCCTAGCGGGATTAGAGGCGGCGAACAGCACCAATCACCAGACCGGCAGCCTTCCACGCGATGTAAACGACCATCAGCGCGGCAGCAATCGCCAAAATGGCGGTGGTCGTCGTCGAAAAATCGGCGGCGGTGGTCAAGGCGGTCAGATCGACGCCAGCAGCATGCGCGGAAACGCCGCAGAGCGAGAAGGCCATGACGAACAGACCGAGGATCGCAGCTTTGAGATTCTTAAGCATGTTTGTAACTCCTGAAAATCGAGCTTGGAACCGCAAGCCCCACGGATTCCGCAAAACGCGGGAAAAACGAGCTTGAAACCGCAAGCCCAACGGATTCCGCAAAACGCGGGAATTCACCATTTCCGGACGGCTTCGAGAATCAATCCGGCTTTTTTCGCAACGAGCCAGAATCCGAGCGTCGTTGTGAAGAAAAACGCCCAGATCGCCCCCGCGCCCGTGTAGTCGTACGGGACATCAGGCTTTGTGCAAGTGGCCAGCGAGAGCGACCCGGTACGGCTGTAGAGGTTGTTGCTAGTCAGGGGGCGAGTATTGACCATGTAGCCGATCACACCCGACGAAGTGATCGCAGACGACACCAAAGACGTCATGTTGTTGTCGCCGATGATCGGGTATTGGTTGTTGAAGGCTGTCAGCGCTGCGGCGGGCGTGGCGTAGCACAGCCCTTGAAAAGCGTATGCAGCCATCAGAACGCACCACCGAGCCACGCTGTAGCGAATGCCGCGCCCCAATAGATCGAGACACCGATTGCCGAAGCAATAACCCAATTACCAGCAACACCAATGAAACGCCGTAGCGCCGACATGCACACGTTCAACCCCTTACACGATTAAAAATGTTTCGCATGCGAAACTATTCGGTGAAGTAGCAATCCAGCCGAACTTGCTTGATCTTCTTGACCTCGCCGTTTTCATCTGGTCGAGTCTCGTAATCACCCCGGAACGTGCGAATGATCACGACGCCTTCCCACAATTCGCCTGGCTTGCCAAGCGGTTGCTCCGCCACCACGTCAACGGGCATCGGATAACCAAAGTCGTCCGAGTTGTCTTTCATCAGGACCCGATTGCGATAGCGAGTCTCTTTGTTACGGTTGTGAAACTTGTCGATCTGGTTAATCTTTCCGGAAACATACAACTGACCCGGCTTGACAGACATCGTTTTCCCTTGTGTTTCCAACTTGCTCTCAGCAATAGACAT